TTGGGTTCTTGCCCTCACTACGCTGCCACGCTGCGCTCATTTGTTTTCCTTCTTCGCCGTCTTTGCAGACTCACGAAACGCCTTTGCAGTAGGCGCACCGGGGTCGCCGGGCTTACGCATACGCTCGCCAGAGCCAGCCTTGATGCGCTCCTGTTTGGCGAGGACGTTTGCGTACAGACCGGCCTTTCTCATGTGTAGGTGCTGAACAGGCCGACAACGCGGCAGTTAGAGTTACCCGAGCAGGTGGCGGTGATTGCGCCCTTGCTTGCCACTTCCAACGGGATCACATACACGCCAGCGGCCTGCGTGGCGGGGATGCGTACCAGTTCGGTACCGTTGTCACTCACTACAACAGTCGCTTCAGTGTTGCTGGCGACGTTAACCACGACGCTGTGGATGTACGCGCCCGCAGCAGCAAACGTCGTCGTAGAGGTTGCGGCCACTGCAACATAGTTGTTGCGCACTGGACTAATCGCGGTCATATCCTTGCCCTCCTGCTCACCGTGCGGTCATGCACTGCCCACATATCGTTGAGCGTCACTGTATTGCCCGGCCCGACCATGAGCGGCTTTGGCTCCAAAGTCGGGGTCTTGTCAGCCTGCTCGGCGTATGATACCGCAAGCATACGGAAAGCGTCACTAGGGTGTGATGTCCAGTCGTGGCGCGGGGACTGGCGGTATGCCTTCTTATCCTCATCGTACTCGCGCTGGTACTGGCGCAGCGCCTCAATGCCCTCGCGGCAGCGTTCTGCGTCAAACCACACTTGCGGCAGGATCAACCGAACCGCTTGGATGCCGCTTTGCACGCCAATGTCGGGCACCACAGCCAGTTTGGCGATGTCCAGATGGGCGGCCAACTGCTCCACGATGCTTTTGCCTGTCTGCAGGCTCTTGGCCCGGGCGTCGTGCGGTAGGTAGTGTCGAGCGTACTTGTACGGCTTGCCCGTAACCACGGCCGCAATGTCATGAATATCCTCGCCACTCACGGCGTAAAAGTCGATGACGCGGATTTCCCCGCGCCCGAGTTGGTAGAACCAAACAGCCGTGTCGTCGCGGTAACCCAAGTCCCATGCCGTAAACACAGGCAGTCCGGTGTCGTGCGGGACATGGCAGATGCGGCCTTGATCCTGCGCCTCGCGCATCTCTTTGCCAAAGAACGCGCCTTGGATGGCTGCCTCAAAACTGCACTCGTACTCTTGCAGGTATTGATCCTCGGCCAACTGCGCCCGGGCGGCGGCCAGTTCCCCCGCCGGGAGTAGGCCAGAGGTGGAGGCGGGCAGGCGTAGCAAGAACCAATCGCTTGGCAGGCGCTGGGCCGTTTCGTAGATTTCCCAAAAGGCGTTTTTACCTTTGGGCGTGCCCCCAAATACGCACCAACCCTGCTTGTCGCTCAAACTTGGCCTCAAAACGTTGCCAAACACGCTCGGCCGGAAGTCGCCGTATTCGTCAAGGTACAGCCCGTCAAACCCGAGGCCGCGCATGGCATCTGCGTTGTCAGCGCCGAATAAGCGTATCTGGCTGCCGTTCATCAGCGTCAGCGTCAGTTCCTGCTCATTCTTCGTCTCGGTAATCGGGGCAGCGAACTCTTGGAAGTATTGCCATGCCACGGCTTTGGCCTGTGAGCGGTACGGGGCAACGTAGCCAAACAGCCCACGCTGCCCTTGGTAGGTGATGGCGGCGCGGATGATGTCGTTGACGGCGGCGACTGTTTTACCTGCGCGACGATGGGCGACAAGGCAAGCCCACCGCCGCGTTCGGTTGTGGAAAGGCATGAATGCGTGCCGAGGATTATACGGCAGCAGCACTTCCCTCACTTCGGCTCGCCCCACCGTATGACCCACTCCTGCGGGCCTCCGTCCTTGCCGGTCGTCTCAATGCGTGCAAGTTTCGGGACGTGGTATTCGACCACATCCATCATGCACTTCCATGCGGCTTCTGCGCCTTTCGTTTGGTAGATTTCGTCCAGCCAGATGTTGAGCCTGTGCGCGTTTCCGTCGACAAGCCGGGCGATGGCCTCTCTCGCTTCCGCAGTAGCCTTGTTGGGCGATCCTTTGGGTCTTGGCATGGCTTATTTATACACTAATGAAACAATAATTAAAGAGGGGTTACTTACGCTCCAATATGCGTACTTTCTTTTCCTCGCCGGGGAATACGACAAAGTTGCGTGTACCTGCGCCGCCTTGGCCTCGGCTGTTTGCGTCTAGGTACTTGATGCCGGGGATGCCTAATTCTTGTAAACGTTTTGACGCTTCATTTGCCTCTAAATTATTTCTCATCACGCTTGAACCGCTTTTTTTGCCTTGCATACGCGCTTCAAACATCAATTCCCGATATGCCCGCTCTCCGGTGTGCGCCGACCCGCCAATGCGTTTAATTTCCTCACCAATGATGCGCTGCACCTCTGGATGCTGCTCGCTCAACGGCTTATCCCAATCCAGCATACGGTCAATCATTTCGTCGGGTAGGTCGGCTTTGTAGAGGGAGCCGTCCGGCTTAACTGATTGCAAGGCTGGTCGTTGGCCACTTTCAAGCAGTTGTAAGGCTTGCTTGGCTGAATTGGCAACAGATTTTGACGCGCCCGGCCTAGCTAGATTTTGCAACGATTCTTTAGCCGCCAAAACATTGCCAGATTCATCACTTAAAACACGAGCCAAGAGGTGTTTTGGAATGCTTGAATCAAGCAATTCCCCGTCCACAAAATCATCGGTCTGCGTCAATGTTTTTCTATACATATCAGCAACGCTGGGATTTTCAGCCAAATACACGCCATGCCCGTAAGCCTGCGCCCCCTCACCCGTGCCGATCTTGCTGGCGTCAAACTCACCGAGCGGGTTGGCCTCTGTGCCCGGGAAACGGTGCGGGGTGCCGTGGTATACGTCCAGTTCCGCCATAACAGGGCCGGTTTTGCGAGGGCCGAGCATCTCGCCAATGACCTCGCCTGCGCCTAACGGCCCGCTCATCGCTTTCTGGCCCATTTGGCGTAACGCGCTGGCGATAATGGCAGGGTCACGCACAACGGCTTTGCCGGCCTCGTAGACGCCCTTGGCCGTGCCTACGGGGTCGGTGACCATGCCCTTGATGCCTTCTAACTGGTTGGTCAGCCCTTCGCCTACCCCAATGGACAGGTTTTCTAGGTTAGTGCGAAAGTCTGTTTGCGGTGCGGGTTGGGCGGGGGTTGTGCCAGCCGGCGTCGGGATCGACTCCAGCATACGTCGGCGGCGTTCTTCCTCGGCTTGTTTGTAGGCGAGGGCAGCGGCAAGGCGGCTGCGGTCGGCGGCCATTTACTTAAACCTGTCCAACTTGTAAACAAGGCTGGCGATCTCGCCCACGATCTCATCCACGATGTTCTGCAAGTCAGTGTCTTTGGGCAGGTCGCCTCGGATGCCCTTAACAAACTTCAGCAAACTCTCGGCGTAGGCGGCCGCGTCCTTTTGTACCTTGAACCCCTCGGGGTAGTCGTCCAGCGGGATGATGCCGTGGTGGCCTTGATACGCCTCGGCGTACTTGTCGGCCAAATCCACGATGTTTGAGTAGTAATGACCAAGTGCCTTGTGGGCGGGGTATGAGGCCGTCTGCAAATGAAGGAAGTGGGCTGCCGTGCTGCTGTGCAGTAAAACCCCGACAAATTCTGCTGCGTCTTTATGCGACATAGAGCCTCCGCATTGCGAGGTTATCCCGTCAGTGCTACGGTTGCAACATGACGTTTGTATTCTTTCACGTCGGCCCAGACCTTGCCATGCCGGCGCGGATGGTGGAATCACTGCGGCGGCACAACCCGGCCGCCGAGATTGTGCAGGTCACCGACCACGATACGCGCACCGTGCCCGGCGTGACGTGGACAGCCCCGACTGATGGCGACCGCGAATACCTCATGCTCTGGCGTACCCAAGCGTTTGCCGGGTTGGGGCTGACCGAGCCTGCTATGTACATGGACACCGACATGATCGTGAATAAGCCGATCAACGTCGAACTCTTACTGGACGACCATCACATCGCCGCCTGCCGTCGTTCGTTCAACCGTGACGCAATGTTCAACATCCACCAGCGCGGGCAGGACTACAGCGAATATGCCGGCAAGACGCTGGATGAGGTGTACCCCATAATTGGCTGCTGCACGATTACGGCTAGTAGCGGGGCATGGGAGGCAATGGCCGAGACTTATGCCGCCTTGCCGCCCAAGTTCAAACGTTGGTACGGCGACCAAGAGGTTTTGCGGGATTACGTCAACTCGCTGCCGGCGTCGTGGGTGACCTACCTGCCCGAATTTGAGTTCGCCTGTTTACCCGAGGCCGCCAACGTTTACCCCCGCCCCTCAATTACCCATTACAAGGGCCAGCGCAAGGCGTTGCTTAACGGAGTTGCTCCGGCCTAATCGCGGCGGTGTACCGGGCGTATAGTTCGCGTATAGCAGCCTCTGCGTCACGGGCGACGTAATGCTCGCCCCTTGGCTCAAAAACGTCCCTAAACGCCTCCTGCGCGGTTTTAAGGCGTCCTTTGGGCATCTTGACCTCTACCCAGCACACCCACGGGGTGCCGTCCGGCAGCGCCCGGGTCACAAGGGCGTCGGGGATGCCTTGACCGGCTAGGCTGAAGTCCATGACCGTGAACCCAGCCTTGCGGAGGGCGTCGAGGATGACGCCAGCGTTGCCGTCACGGCGGGCGGCATACCTCATCGCTTGACCAAAAGCCCCTGCCCGGTCGGCAGTTCCAGCACTTGCTCTTTGCCTTGCAAGAACCGTTGATGCGTCAGGGCTGATTCACGGTATCGGCGAAACCCGTAGTCGTCAAAAACGACAATGGAACCCGGTTGCAGTCGTTCGTACACGAGCGGGAAAATATACCCTTCCGCCTCGGCGTTGTTAAGGTCGATCTGGCAGAACCCGATCCGTTCGGGCAGGGCGGTGACAGCGCAGATGTCGCCCTTGTGAGCCGTGGCGCCAAAGGGCGCGAGGCGCTGGCATACCTGCTCAAAAAGGTCAGGGCCATGGTCAGCCTTGCGGGCTTCTTTCGGAACGTTGTCAAACAGGTCGTAAGCGTGGACGGCAGGCAGTGACGTTTGGTAGCGCAGCACGACCTCCAGCGCCCGCCCGTCGTAGGTGCCGATGTCCACGATGTCGCCCCTATCCAGCGCCTGCTCACACGCCCAACACAGCGTGTACAACCGCCAGAGGCGTGCGCGTAGGACGAAATTGAGGCTACCGCAGGCGGCGTCGAACCGTGGGTCAGTCGTGAAAAACAGGTTTCGGAACCACACGAACAGGTCGTCGTGCAAGGTGCAGTCGTTTCCTTCGTTTGCGCCGAGGTGCACCATCAACTGTTGAAGTAACTTTTGCACCTCCAGCCGTTTTTCGGGGGGGTAGTCTTGGTAGTCCTTGTGAAACATCGCCGCCGACGGGA